TAGCTAGTGCTTGAGCTTTTCTTGCAGACCATTTACCTGCACCTGTACCATGAGAAGCCTGTGCTTTAATTCTATTAAAGATTCGCTTTCTCATTCCAGGTTTTGTATAATTTCCTGCTTTATTTACTGCCATTTTTTATCTCCTTATATTCATAGTCATAGCTTCCTTCCTGTACTTCATCTGTAATCCATTTAGAAGTATCTTCTACAGACCAAATTTTAGTATTAACTAATCTATGTATGAGAGGTTTGCTAGGGTCAGCTGCCATAGAAGGATCAAAGATCCTTAGTCTATTGTTGGGTTGGATTGCGTAATTACCATCATCTAATTCTATTACATGCCCACACTTATGTTGATCTGGTTTCTCTGCATAACCAAAATCTAATTCATTATAATCACCAGCACACCAGTCAATTGTAAATAAATATGTGCCTTCTCTTTGTTGTTTTCTTCTAGAAGTATAAATCATTTTACAACCATCTAATTGGTAAAATTTAGTTACACTTACATTATAACTAAAAGAATCCCATAACATTAATTCATTTAATGGTAGTTCTTTTGTTTCTGGTTTTTTGCAAAATGCAGATATAGGTGATCTCCACCATATACCACCATCAGTCATCATATAATGAAATAAAGGTACTTGTTTAGGTATGGAACTAAATCCAAATACTACACATTCAAAGTATTTATCATGTGAATCTTTTTGATCACGTAAATAATTACCACGAACATAGCATTCTATGGGAGGTATATTTGCATTAAGATACATTAGTTTGATAATGGATTTTTTGTGCTAACCTTTATCTCTTCTATCTGTACTTTTAATAATTCAATTTCTTTTTCTACTATTTTTACAGCTGTATCATCATGTGAGTGTGTTGTATTATGTGAATGTGAAGTGTCTGCATTTTCTAATGCTGTAACTTTTTCTTCTAACACAGCTATTTGTGCTGACCAGTCTGTACCACCTGCATTTTCTAATGCGTTTAATTTAGTTGTAATTTCTCCATACTTTACAAAGCCACCACCTATTGCGGCAATGACACCAAGTAAAGCTGCTACACCTGCTAATTGATTTTTTATTTTATCCATTTTTTAATTGCTCCAGTTCTATTAGTATTCTTTGTTTTTTAATATTTATTTTATTTAATTTATTTTGCATAATAACTACAGGATCATTAGCTATATATTTATTTAAATTAGCATCAGCGTATACTTGTCTTAAATCTTGTATTTGTAATTGATCAAAATAAATATCTTTACTTTTATAGAAGGGTACATTATATGACTCAAGAGATACTTGATCACTTGTCATGACATCTAACTTAATAATATTTTTTATCTGTAAATTTTTTGATATATCTTTAATATCTTTATCTACTTTTTCCATAACTTTTACCAAATTATTTTTAATTGTTTCTTTCTGCTGTATTTCTTTTTGTTTGGCAACCTTCTTAGATGAAACAGTGGATTTTTTAGAAGTTTCGCTAGAAGGTTTTTCTTCTTTAACTTTTTCTTTTTTTTCTTCATTAGTTGCTTTTACGATTTTAGTAGGTTTTTCTTCAGTTATCTCTGTATTTTCTTCTTCAATCGTTTCTTCTTTAGCCATTTCTTTAGGCTCATCTTCTAACATTTCTTTTTCTTCAAATGTTTCAGACATCATTGTAGGTTTGTCTTCTATTACTTCTTCTTCTTTGAATGTTTCTGTAGAGAAACTTTCCCCATCCTCAGTTGGTTCCATGAATACGGGTCCATCTGACTGGACGAACGATTCCTCTGATGAAAATTTCTCTTCTTCAGGAACCATCGGTAAGAATGTTGCAATAATTTCATTAGATTCCTCGTACATTTCTTCCATCATTTCATCATCAGTAAATAAAAGCATAGGACCATCTTCAAATTCCATACCTTCTTCTTCCATAAAAAATTCTTGATCCATTTCCATAAAAAATTCTTCTACAAATTCTTCTGCAAATTCAAATGCTTCCATCTCCATAGTCATAGGCATTTCCATTTCGAATTGTGGTTCTTCATCAAAGGTAAAATATTCTTCTTGGAAAAAAAATTCTTCTACATCATCAAATACTTGTTCATCTAAATCACCTAGATCATCTTGAACTTGGTCTAATGAGTCTGATGCATCTTGATTTAATACGGTGTCATCATAAGTCATTGTTAATTTAGCACCTAGTAAATTTGGACCACCTCTTATACCTGAACCTGTGTTATTATCTGTACCTGTCCAAGACCAATCTACTTTATTTGACCCATGATTATTATAAATAACTTGATCATTATACTGGCCACAATCTGCAGTTTGTCCTCCAGAACTTGATGTTGGATAACCATTACAGTTTCCTTGAAAACCATCTATGTCTGTTCTAGTTTGTGTAGTAGTTGATAATACTGTGCCACTAGAATCTTTTAGTTCTATTACAACAGTATGTGAATCTGTGTTACCAGTATCACCTTCACAATTACCAGCTTCATGATCACAATTTGCAACATCAATATAACTATTTAAAGTTATACCGTTGTCTAACATTTCTTGTGTTCGGTCATTATTTGTTAATGCAATATCATCAACAGATAATGTTGTTGTACCTGTTACTTCAAAATCCCCACCAACTCCCCACTTATAGCCACAATTAGATTGACCAGTTGGACAAGTAACTGTGAAACCATTTACTGTATCACCATTAGATACAGTACCAGAACTCCCTGGATTAATTTGATCTGTAGAACTAGAATTCCAATCTACGCCATCACCTGCGTTAGGTAATAAATTATTTGTGGTTATTTCTTGTGCTGAAGTTGTAAGGGTTAATATTGTCAGCAAAATTGTTAATAGTGTAATACGCATATAATATTCCTATAATAAAACTTATTAACCAAATCATTCTAATATTAATGAAAGAATTTTTTTCTCTCCCATATAAACTTCTATGTTTGCTTTAGATTGTAAACATTTATATACAACTCTATCGCTAGGATTTTTACCCTTCATAGCATAACGTTTAGCCTTAAGACATTTTGATAACGACTCGTGGTAACGATGCTCTATAATTTTGTGATCTTGCAAAAGTAACAAAGCAAATACCATTTCAATCATTAGTGTCCACTCCCATTTCTAATTAATTTTTCTACATCTACTTGTAGCTTTGATGTTTGTTCTTTTAAAAAATCTATATTAATTTTATTATTTCTCATACCCTTTAATTCTTCATCCATAGACTCAATTAAACCTGCCATATGTTCTACCAACATAAAAAGTTCAGCCTCCCCAGAAGATTGCCCTAATTCACCCCGTGGGTATTTGATTCTAAATTCAGAGTTAGCCTCTAAATCTTTTTGCATTAATTCTAACTGCGTACTATGTTTATTAAGAGTTTCTACTACACCAAAATATGCCCATACTCCTACTGCAACAGCAATAACTATGCTAATTAAATTTTTCATAGGCATACTTACAGCTGTATTTTCTGATATTTTCATATTATCTAGGGTGTTTCCACTCTTTCATTTTTTCTTTATTTTCTAATTTTTTATCTTCTATAGCTTTAGCCTTATCCATAGCTTCTAATTCTGCTGTAATTTTTGCTTCCATTTCTTCATCAGCTATTTTTCTATCTTCCATACGTTTTACATATGTTTTATAATCTGGTCTTTCATGATCATACTTAGACCATAAAGCCTCTGCATCTTTACCTATCTTACCATCTATAGGACAAGGTGTACCTGCTTGTATCATAGATTCAAATACTCTTTCATCTTGACAAAGTATAGCTACGGCTGCAACTTTCATACCAAAATCGTTAAGTATTCTAGCAAGTTTTAATCTCTCACAGTTTTCATCTATTGCATGTTTACCGCCAGATATACCTATACCAAATGTTTGAACACCCATAGAAACTCCTACAGCACAAACATCTTGTGTCATAGAATTATATGATGGGGCACTTGCACTTGGTGGTGCTGACTTTACATTAGATGTAGAGTTGTTAGTTGTAGTACTATTACTAGATGATCCAGACTGGTAGGTTGTAGTAGCACTAGATGTATAACCACCTTCAATAGCAGTATTAGACCCAGACGTATTAGTCTGTGTTGATCCTGCCATTACTGCAGCTGTCATACAGCCAGATAATAGTAGTAGTAATGCTATAAGTGTAAGAGGGTTTTTCATAATTAAGTATCTTCGTTTTCAGGTTGCACTTCATAGCATCCAAATTTTATATACATTCTTGCTGAATTAATATCTACTTCTCCTATCTCTTCTATTTTTCTAAGAGATTCAGAATATCCTGTAACTAAGCAATCATATTCGCTATCAAATTTTACTGGATAAACGTGTGGAGGTAAACATGTTTCTGCTACATATGAGCATAACAAAAATGCTAATCCAAATTTCATCTATATCCTGGTTCTAAAAATAATGCCATTAGCACTATTAATATTATTAATGTTCCTGTGAAGTAATAATTCATCATTATACCCCATAGTGTTTATTATTTTTTTACTAAAGAACCACCAAAGTATAAGCCTATAATTGCTGCTACTAAGTTGGTATCTAATGGTGTAATAACTAAACTATTTGAAGATAGCGTTACCCATTTCATTATTTCTTTTTCTGGTAAGAATAAAAACCCAGGTTTAAATTCTAAATATCCTACAATTACACTTATATCAGATGATATTAGTGGCATTAATTTTGGTAATAGTACTATAGCAAAAACAGCAATTAAAGCTATAATTCTTCTAGTCCATTGAAAACCTACGTTCTCATATTCTCTTGCTTCTTTAAAACCTTTTTGTTGTACGTCTGCTCTTTGCAAAAGCATCTTTTGTTCTGCTTGCTTTGCTTTAATGCTTTGTGACCAGATACTCATCACTCCACCAAGTACAGTGGATCCTAGCATTGTAATCATTTCAAATGGCATTGTTACTCCTTTGTATTTGGTTGATTAGATTTTTCTAGTTCTTTTATCTTATTCTTTGCGTCATCTAGATCTTGTGTTATATGTTCTAGTTTTTGCAAAGTACGTTTATTGGCACTATCCTTAGACTTGCCAGCATCCTGTAACTCAGCAACTTCTTGCTTTAGGATTCTAACTTGCTCTTTGTACTCTTGGATAATTTCCTGATATTCAGGGTTAGGCATTTAAAGTATATATTATACTATTATAGCACCTAGGATAAAACCTGCAACTGCCCAAATGACGCAGTGGCTGTGTTTTCCCCATAACTCTTTTATCTTATCTTTTAGTTCTTCGATCATGTTGACTCCTATTAATTGAATAAACCTATTAATGTTAGTATTGTTGCTCCAAGACCACCAAGTATAGCATATAATACTTTGTCTATCTTTCCGTGTAATCTATCTATATCTTCATGTATATGCTTTAGATGATTATTTTTTATTTGCGAAACTTCCCTTTTCAACCCTGTAATATATCCATATAATGATATGATATGTTCATTAGTTGTTTTAGGTTGTTTAGCCATGTTATCCCTCAAAACTGAAACCACGAGAGATAGCCATATTTCTTAATTTGTTTATTCTTTCGTTGTGTTTCATAGCGTTTGTTTTTTTAATTAATCTATCTAATATAGTTGTATTCATTAGATCAGATCTATTTACTATTCTTTCATATATTTGATCAAAACTTAATCCATAATTTTTTAATCTATCTATAATATATAAAGGTACAAATCCTTCTTTCATTAAGTGTTGTGCACCTGCAGTTAGATAACCACTTATGTCATCTCTAAGATTTCTTTTTAATCTTGTAGTTATATATACAACTTTAAGTGCTTCTTTTTCTTCTAATGAGTAAGATGCAAATGTTCTTGCTCTCCAATCTTTAAATGTTCTTTTTATTTCACCTCTACCTCTTTTAAAAGGATCTTGTGTAATTTTATTTTCATAAATACCAGATTTATGTGCTTCCATAAATTCATCTGTTGGAGCCCAATAATTCCAATATTCTCTAGGTAGTCCATTATAATATTGTTCTACTTGACCTTGCATAGAACTAGGTGCTAATGCTGATAGAAACTTAACCCATGCCTCTTTCTTTTCCTCACCACTATCACTAGCCATAGCTGTTACTACTAAATTATATCCTGTAGGTATAATACCTCTACCTTTACCTTGTGCAAAACCATTTAGAGGATTTAATCCTAAGTAGTCTAATGCAGGCACACTTACTAAGTCACCTATATTTACACCTGGTGCAGCTAGTGTAGCTGTTAAGTCTATACCTAAAGCTGATGATGGTGCACCATATTTAAATACTTCTGGTAAACTACTTGTTAATATTGTTTCTGTAAATGATGGTAATGGTTTACCTGTATATTTTTCTATTGTAGGTGATAATACTCTTAATAATCTTTCTGCTGATTCATATCCTATTAAACCAAATACACCTGCAGAAAATATCATCTGTGCCATAAACCCAACTAAACCTGCTACATTTGCATATTCTTTACCACCTACTACTTCTTTAGTTTCTTTAGCTTTAGTAAAATAGTTTGCAAGTTGTGCTAGATAGTTATGTTGAAATGTTTTAAATAAACCAAAAGGTTTACCCAGTGCACCTAAACCTCTAGATCCATAAATACCTGGTTGTTCTAAATAATTATACTCAACCATATACTTATTAGTTTGATATGCGGAAAACTCTTTAGCTTTTTCTTTAGGTACACCTGCTTCTCTAAAGAAATTATAAAACATTAATGATGCATTTAATCTACTAACTTGCTCTGCTTTACCTGCAAAATCTTGTAGAGTTATAATCTTTAATAACTTACCAAAATCAAATACTCTTCTACCTGCAGGATCTTTTAATTTACCTGGTAATTGTAATTTAGGTGATAGACCTTTAATATCTGCAGCAGCTTCATTTAAAAACTTTTGATCTACTACACCATTTTTATACATGTATTCTATTACAGCTTTTATTTCTGTATCTGGCATTAGTAAATCTCTAAATGCTTTAATCTGTGCTTTAGCTACTTTACCTTTATCAAAACCAGAGTACTGTAAATCAAATAATCTTGGTGCTATCATATGATATGGTTGAAATACTTGAGATAATAAAAATCTCATATTACCAAACAATAGTTTAGCATTAAGAGTTACTTGGTTTGCACCTCCAAGTATTCTAGTTAAACCAGATTTACCTATAAAGTCAGAACCTAACTCTGACATTTTCTCTATAAATTTACTTCCTGTAAGCTGACCAAATGCATTATCTTTTAATGCCTCTGCTACTTTAGCTGCTACTGGATAATCTTTACCTAGAGTAGTTTTCTTTAAACCACCCTTACCATCTGATATAGATAAAGGTTCATTTAATACTTTACCCATTTTAGCATTAAACTCAATTCTACTTGCTGCCTCTAATCCACCTTGTAGGTACTGTAGTATAGCAGTTTCAAACTCAGCTGTTTGTCTTGTAGATAAATTCTTTTCTGATAGTGTAGTTAATCCTGGTATTTTTTTAATAAAATGTTGATTTGCATTTAACTCACTACCTAGATAACCATCTACACCTTGACGTTTTAATGAAAACTTTTTAAAGCCAGTTTGTTTTCTAGCAAAACTCATTGCCTCTTGTGCTTTTATAAATGCAGCATCTGTAAGATCAAACCTTTTAAATAATTCATTAAAAGCATTAAATGCTTCTGATCCAGCTTTATCTCTATCTCTTTTTATAATTTCTATAACATAATCAGATGATAGTCTTTCTTTATTATTAAATTTTTTACCAGTTAATGTAGCATCTGTAACATCTATTGCGTTATAATCTTCTTTTAAATATTTTAATAATGCATTAGCTGATGCTTTATTGCCTGCACCTGGTGCATCAATTCTATTATAACCTTTTTTCTTACCTTTCCATTTATATACAGATACAAAAAAATCACCTTGAAATATATGAGGTATATAGTTAGGTACTTTTTCTATTACTTCTAAACCTTCTACTTTATTTTCTTTTACTGCTTTGTTATAAACATCTACAACTTTATCTGCAACACCTCTTATCTCTCTGTAAATTGTAATTTGTTCATTGTCTAATTTGTATTTACTTCGTAGTTCTGCATCAGTTATTTCGTATTTAAATCCACCTTCTTTTCTAGGTAAAAATGGATCTATACCAATTATATTATTTATCTCAGCATCAATTTCTATTTTATTATTTTCATTTCTTATTTGCTGTAGTTCTTCAATTCTTCTTATTTCATCTGGTGTTAAATCTTTTTTAGATTGTCTTCTTAAATTTTCATTTAAATCTACTCTAGTAGAATAATTTTCACCATTTTTTTTAGCTACTTTAAGTTGATCTAATTCTATAGTAAATGCAGTATCTACAATTTTTTTAGTTTTAATAGGATCCTTTTGTCTTAATAAACTAAACTTAGTTAATGCACCACCATCACTTCTAATCTTTCTCATACCTACAAGTCTTACAGCTTCAGCTGCACCTTGTAGTCTCATTAAGTAATCACCTTTAGTATCTAGTTGTTTTTTACCAGGTGCAAATACTTTATCTGCAGCAAACAAAGGATCATAAGCTATAGATTCAGCTTGTGTTTCTACTTTTAATTTTTGTATAGCTATCTGATCATTTATATATTTAACAACGGGATGATCCATAAACTTAGGTGGTAGAACCATACTAGCACCTGTTGTTTGCTGACCTTCTAATAGTGTTAAGAAATCAGGAAACATTCGATCTTTCATATCTTTATATTTAGTAGTACCGTCTGCCTTATATACATCTTGTTTAAATAAGTCAGGTGCTCTTCTGTCAAAACCAAATATAGCTTGATTAAAATTATGATCTGTAAATAATATCTTGCCGTATGCTTGATTTTCTGCTGTTAAATCCTTTATAAACTTTTCTACTTTCTGTACTTCTTCTGGTGATTTAATACTTTCTCTTAAATTTTCTGGAGTAGGTAATGGTTCTTTACCTTCTTCTATTCTCTTAGAATTTTGTGATTCAAACTTAATTGCTGCTTCAGAATCTTTTAGTATTTGTTTGTGCTGAGATATTACAAGATCAACCTCATACATCTTCTCAGCTAATACACCTCTAACAGGTTCATCTCTTAATTTAGCATCTGTTTTTTCTAAAGCTATTAATTCAGATTCTAGTTTGTCTATAGCCTGTCTTTGCTGTATTAAACCTTTTTCTGTAGGTGCAGGGTTATCTTCAAAGTTTTTCTTAGCATCTTTTATTTCTATAGTCTTCTCATTAATCTTATCTCTAAGTAATACAGGTTTATCCTGCATACCTAATAGTTGCTTAGTCTGAGTTTCTAAATTAGTTAATTCTCTTTTGATAGGTTTACCTTCAGCTAGTGGTCCTAGTATACCTAGTAATCCCCATACCGCAGCTGATGCTAATCTATCATCTTGGTTAGCTTCCCAACCTGCACTTAAATATCCTGTAGATCCTAGCACTGCCATTCTAGGAACAATATTTAATTTGTTTGCAATATTTAATATTTTACCAGTACCATAACCATATGCACCAGCAGTTGCAATATCTGCTAAACTACCATCATCAATCTCACGAGTAATATCAGTAATAGCTATACCTGCAGGTAATGAACTACCAGCACCTAAAAATCTACCTGTGCCTCGAAGTGCTCTAGCTGTTTTACCTACACCTCTTAGAGTTTGTAATGCTTGTCCTGCTTTAGCTGTACCTCTAATAAAAGGATGATAAGTTAATACTGTAGGTATTGCCATACCTAGACCATACCAAAACTTTTCACTAAAACCTTCTGGTTTTATAAAATCTTTATTATACTCTGGCCCAATACTATGTGCAATATCTTTTAAATAATCTTCAGCATGATCGAAGATACTATCTTCAGTTGGTTCAAACCCTAAAGTAGTTCTACCCCAATCATAGAATCTATCCATACCTCCAGGTATACTACCTATTAATTCTGCAGCATGTGAAAAACCAGATTGAACACCTGCAAAAAAATAATTAGGTTTGCTTCTAGCATTCTCTGTCCTTGTAAGTAAATTAGGATCTAACTCTTCTGGGTCAGCATTAAATAAATTCATATTAAAGAAGTTCTTTTCTGTGACAAGATCACTACCATATGGGTTAGTGTCTATGCCAGCTTTAAGATACTCCTTCATCGCAGGATGAAGTTTATCAAACTCTTCCTGATTGATAGTTTGTATGTCCATATTTAAGCCGATACTGTATTACTTAACATAGATTGTGCCTCTTCACGTTTTAGTAAATTGAACACTCTCTTCATTCTTTTTCTAATTCCTCTTCTACCTCTATCTACTGCATTTCTATATTCATCATTATCTAAAAATTCTGCAGCAGCTTGAGCAAAGTTACCTTCATTAATTAGTTTAACTGTTTTAGGAGATTGTCTAACTGATCCTCTAAAGTATTCTGAGAATAAAGCTAATTGTAATTCACTAGAGAATTTAGAGAAATTAGGAATTAGATCTTGTATTTCTTCAAGTCTAATTTCTACATCTTCAGCTAAATTTTTCTGTGCTTTTTCTAAAGTTATTTTATCACCTTTTTTAATATTAGGGTTATTTCTACCATATCCTATAGTAAAGTTTTTCTCATCTTCAAACGCTTTAGTTGCTTCTAAGAATGGATCGCCTTCATCTTGCATTATTCTTTTTATAAATTTATCATTACTTGCTAAGCTAGCTGATTGATACATTGGTTCTACACCAGACCCTTCAAATACATCTTCAGTTTGTTTTTGGGTATCAGTTTTCTTTTTAGTATTCTCTTCAACAGTTGTATCACCACCACTTGTACCTACATTTGCATTACCAAAATCTTCTTGTAGCTTATCTGCTAAAGATTTTTCTTTAGGCTCTTCTTGTACGTCTGGTTTCTTTTTAGGTACAATAGTATTTGCTGGTGGTAGTTCTTCTATTAATATTCCATCACCAGTTTGTGTATTCTTTTTTAATTTAGTAATATCGGCATCTTTAAAGGATTCTTTTTCTTTTTCAAATTCTTTTTTAAGTTTTTCTTTTTCACTTAAAGGATCAATGTCAGATACTCCAGTTCCTTCTAATGACATATCTCTATCCTCTATATTTAAAAAATTATATATTCCTAAGAAATCTCTAAATGCTTTATCTCCTGCTACACCATCTTCAAACATTTGTCTAGTTGGTTTGATCATTTCACCATCTACAAATAATGTATTTTTAATTGTATTTACATAATTTTGTGCTTCTATAGGTAATAATTTGATACTCTCTGGGGAGTCAATTAATACTTCTAATGGAAGTGTTTGTGTATTTCCATTAGCTAAATTAATAACTAAATTACCTTCGTTATTTATAGTAGGTACATATCCGTCTGCAGCTAATGGTAATGGTACTGTTCCTGTTTCTTTTTCACTAGGGAATATATTACTTCTATCTGCACCTGCTAAAGCAACCACAGCTTTTTCTGAATATTTATCCATCAGTTTATGCTGCTCTAATGCTAATAAATTCTTTTGATCATTTAGCTGTTCTAGTCTTTCACCATCGGCACTAACCATCATACCTGTTAATTGATTAATTTGATTAGCTATAGCTATACCTTCTGTCTCCATTATCTTAACCATTTGTGAGTATGTTACAGTACTTTTATATCTGATACCATCTAATGGATCTATATTATTTTGATATAATTTTTGATTTACAAAAGTTTGTCTACCTTGCATATCATCTGGGAATTGATTAATAGCATTACTAACTATAATACTAACTTGAGATGCTTCTAAATTTTTTCTACCTTCAAAACTAGTAGGGAAAGTATTTAAAATACCAAAACCTTTTGCTGTCAATGATTGTACTTTTAATAATTCATCTGTAATTGATTCTGGTGTTGCTACACCTTCTTCAGCTTTTTTTATATTCATTAGTAACTTATCTGCTTTAGGCATCTTAGTTATTTCAGATAATCTTGCTTGATGTAATTCTTTCTCTTGGTTAAATCTATCTTCACCAGATATGTATGGGTTATAAATAGTAAATCCACCTTTATCTATTCCAGTTGCCATAAACTTTGCTGCATCTAACATTACATTATTAAAATTTTTATGTTCAAATATACTTCTGTTATTAATCATCATAAAATTTGTAAATCTATCAGCTATACTATCAATACTTTGACCACCTTCTGCAAACAATCCAAATTCACTTGGATTTAATAATAATTTTTTTTTTAATTCATCTTTATTTTTATAAACTAATTCTGTTAAATTATATGCTTCATTTTCTCTTTTTAACGAATTACTTGATGCTGTAGCATTTACTACTATATCTTTTTCTGCTGCTTCGTTAAGACCTTCAAATGCACCTATAGTTAAATCCCCAAGTGAACTAGTTGCAAAGTCTGTTAGTATTCCCATATTATTCTCCTAATTTTTCCATTAAACCTTTTATATCAGGTTTGTTATTAGGCATATCTAATTCTTTTTGGATTGCCTCTTCATTTTGTTTCATATCAAATTTTCTTTCAGCTACTTCATTAAAAAAATCAGTATCTTTAGCATCACCTAAATTAACTTTAGCTGGTATGTTTGCTAATGACGCTTCACCAGTTATCATCATAGCTACTACTGGTTCTAATAATTTTGCAACATCAACTGTCCATTTACCTTCTAAAAATCCAGCAAAAGTAATTACTTTAACTAATGCCTCAATAGGTATGCCCATTCTTAATAAAGTAAACATTCGTTCCATATTTTCTTTTTGCATTATACTTTCGTATACAAAATCAGCAGCTTCTTCAATTGATGCTGTTTGAGGTGCATGTTCCCAAGGATAATTTCCAGGTTCATCTGTTAAAGATTGTCCTGGTATTGGTGCATCAAAAGCATTATCTTCAGGCTCAATATAACTACCTTGTTCTTGCATAGTTTGAGTTTTAAATTTTTCTATTAATTTATCTAGTTCCATTATGCTTTATCCTTTGCTATACTTTTATATCTAGATTTTTGACTGTACAAATATCTTACTGTATTTTGTAATTGTGCATATTTATAAAATGATGCTTCTTGAATATCTGAAAAACTTGGTTGTTTTGCTGTAGATCTTCTAAAGTTTAATGCTACTTGACCTCCAAGTTGTGTTTTGGGTTTTATTAAACTTACTAAAGGTGTGTCACCTCCTGATTTTTCTTTCGCAAAATTTAAAACATCATAAGCTCCCTCAGCTATAGTTCTAACTGTTTCACCTGCAAAAAAATCTTTAACACCTTTACCTATATTTGCTATATTTTCTAATAAACTCATAATTCTCCTATTTTCCTAATATTGTTTTAATTCCAAATTTACCAAGCACCTGTATTAACTTAGATGTTTTATCTGCATCTTGTAAATCTAGATCTGTTGATCTTTCTAATGCTGCTATAGCAAGATTATGTGCTCTATTTAATTCCGTTTCTGAAGAACTATTAACCCAAGCTGCTTCATCTCTCCATTGTTGCCATAATGCTGACAATCCAAAGTTAGATAAATTTAAAAGGTTTTGAGCATTTAACTGATTAGTTGCATTTGTAACTGTAGTGTTAGCAGTATTAATTGTTCTTCTCCATTCAACATTTGATTGATCAATAACTCTTTGGTTTTGTTGATTAAACTGTTGTCTTTGATTTTCTATTTGTGCATTAAATTGATTTAATACTTGTGCTCTATCTGCATTTGATTTATCTACTGCTATTTGATTACCTGCATTTATACCTGCTACTTTATTACCTTCAACTACTGCAAATTGATTCATAGCATCTTCTCTTGCAGCATTTTGTAATTTTATTTGCTGTGATAGATTAGAGTAAAATTGATCTACTTGATTTTTACTATTAGCATTAAATTGTGCTGCAGCATTTGCTGCTGCTTGATCTGATAATAAGAACGCTTGTCTTACATTTAAATTCTGTAGTGATGCTTGTTGTCTATTAGACAAGTTAGTCATATCCATTTGAAAATAACTATTAGCATTTGCTATGTTAGCTTGCTGTCTATTACTAAGATTTTGAAATATCATCTGTTTGTAAGTATCAGCATCTGCTTTTGCTATAGGTATAGAAGCAGTTAATAAACCATCAGCTAATGCTTCAGCCATCATAGAACTAGAACTTAATCCTCTATCAGCCATAGCTGCTTGAGTAGCTTTAGCTACACCTCTTAGGTATGCTGGTAAAGCTGAACCAGTTGATAATGATGTTTCAATATCTTGATTAATTTTTGCTAACTGTCCTCTAACAGTTGCATCGGCATCTACTGTTCCTGTTGCAGCTACTGCAGGTGCAGTTAATCCTGACATTTGTTCAGCCGTCATAGTTGGAGTTTGTCCAGCTACTTGTGCTGCTGCCATACTTGCAGGTGTAGCAGTAGTTTGTTGTCCTGCTGCTGTAGATCCAGGTACAGTTGTAGGAGTAATCGTAGGTACAATTCCAGCTGTAGGTGTAGCAGCTACTACTTGACCTGTTAATCCTGCTGTTGCCATTGATTCAGTAGGTTGTACAGTTTGTAGTGTAGGTGTTACTTGAGTACCTGTAGGTAAATTTGGTGTATTTAATATTGTATCAATTACAGAAATAACTTTACGACTACCAGCCTGTTCTGTTGTTGTTGGTTGTAGTGCACCCTCTGGCAATGTTGTAGTATTAGGTGCGTCTGTAGTTGCCATATTTATCTCCCTTGTCTGTTATATTTTTTGAAGCTACGCTTCTCCTGTTTATTTTTATTTTTTTTATGTACTCGTGGTCGTTTCTTAGGTTTAGGTCTTTCTTCAAAAGATTTAAACTTTCGTGCCATTATGGTTTAGTAGGCCACGTAGCATCTTTACATTTAGCAACAGTATCTTTACCTGCAGGAAAATCCCTTAGTTGTTGTCTATATGTTTTCATGTCATCTGATAAAGTGTTATCAGATAAAGCTAGGTAATCAGTATCAGCAAGAAGTCTATTTCTTTTATCTCTTAGATCAGCTAAAGCTCTAGCAGGTGCAGCATCTGCCCACGCTTTCTCTTCAGCATCCCTAGCTGTTTCTTCTTCAGCTGTAAACTGTACTCTATTACCGTTTATATTATGATATCTTGGCATTGTTTCTCCTTATTATAAAATTCCGTAAAGGCAAATATCTCCAGCGTCTACATTACCTGAACTCATTTTAAATTGAATTTCATCTATTGCTGAAGTTGTGTTAAAATAACCAGATGCAAAACTATTTATACATTCTTCACCACCATGGCTATATTGCATAGCAGACATAAAATGTTTTACAAATGTTGTTGATGATGGATTAAATAAACGCAAATAACCAGAACCACATTGATCGTTATCATTTCCAACATCGTCAAGTAAAATTTGAAAATCTGTACCTTGTGCTTTATCACTTCCTGTTGAATATCCAAAACCAGAACTACCATCTCCTTCTGTATGGTATGCTCTAATATAAGTTGAAGTAATAGTTTCATTATAGCCACTACCTCCAGCAGCATTACCTTGAAATACAAAATCAGCAAGATCAGTAGCTGGATGCATATTGTTAAAAGTAAATATATATTCCTTGTAAGTATCATCAAGAACAACATCACTTGTTCCATCAACAAAAGACAAAGTCGCAGAACTAGAAGCTGTTAATTTTTTAATAAACACCATGGATCCACCACTAAGTGACCCAAAGGCTGATACCGACCTAACTCCTCTATTATTAAGTGTGACTATGCTCATTATGAATCCTTTAGTCCGTAAAGTTTGATTGTACCAGCATCTATATTGCCTGATGACATTGAAAATTGTACTGCATCAATAGCAGCAGTAACATTACAATATCCAGCAACATGCCAATCTACTATTGCATCTGCATCCATACAAACACTAGCTCTACCTAGAAAATGTTTTACAAAAGTTGTACTTGATGGATTAAATAAAAATAATTCTCCTGATGAGTTTTGATCGTTGTCATTACCCATTTGACTTAAAACAACTTGTGCTCCAGTTGATTGAGCTAAATCTGAACCAGTATCATAACTTAATGCTGTCGCACTATCATCTTCTTTATGATAACCATAAAAAGCTGTTGTTGTTTTTGTAGCATCATAATCTGTACTACCATCTCTAAAACCAGCTTTAAGTTGAACTTGATCTGTTGCTGGGTGTATTCCAATAAACTTAAATAAATAAATAGGATATGTAGAATCTAACACAACATCACTACTACCATTTACAAATGAAAGATTAGCACTAGAACTAGCAGTTAAAGTTTTAATATGTGTTAATGATTTAGCTGCCCCAGGTATAGCTGAAATATTTATAATGCTTCTGTTGTTATAAGTTACAATTGACATTACGAAACTCCATAGAGTTTTATTGTTCCTGAGTCAAAATTTGCACCGTCTACACCTGGTTTAAATTGAACAGCATTAATTGCAGAGGTTGTATTACCATAACCTGCAGCAAAAGTTTGTGTAGTTTTATTGTCTGGATGTATACTTTGAACTGTTGATATAAAATGTTTTACAAAAGTTGTATTGGATGGATCAAATAAATGTAAAGTTCCTGATGTGGCTTGATCGTTATCAGAACCATTATCATTTCCTATACCAACAAAACCAGTTCCTTGAGCTAAATCTATTGTAGCTTGATATACAACAGTAGCACTACTATCTGCTTCGTCATGTTCTGCTCTAAATCCTGTTGTTGTTTTGGTAACATTATAATTACTACCACTATCTATACTAAAATTACAAACAAGATATGTGCTTGAATCACTACTTGGATGAAGATTTATAAATTTAAAAATATATTCTTTATAAGTAGAATCTAACACAACATCTGAACTTCCATGCACAAAACTAATAGTAGCACTTGAAGATGCTGTAACAGTTTTAATAAGTGTCAGAGCACTACCAGAGACTCCTGAAGGGAAACTGGTAATGGATGCCATGGATCTGTCATTGCATACATTGATTGACATCTATTATCCTTTAGGGTTATCGTCTTTAATCTTTTTAATTCTTGCTTTCCAAGTATCTATATCTGAATATATTTCATCGAGCTGGTCACCTATGTCTCCATAGGCATTTCTTCTAGTTGATCTTATAACATTATTATTATCTTCTGTTGTTGCAGCAGAGTTATAAGATGCTAGTTGTTCGTCTGTTGGTTTTGCAAGACCATCAATAGACCAAGTATGAATATAATCTCCAGAGCCATCATTTTGAAGTTTAACATCTGAAGTAAAATCTATTGAATTAACTCCATTTGCTTTTGCGTATAATTTTATTTTTGTTTTTAATTTTGCCATATGTTATCCTGTTATTCTATATCCACCAAAAATACATCTATTGTCAGCTGGCTGTGATGGTTGACCAGATGAAACATCTATGTAACCATAAACCTCAACATAGTCAGATGACCCATTCATATCAACTATACTATTTGTTGTTAAACAATTACCAAAATGTCTACTTGCTTGATTTTCTTCAGCAGCTTTGGTTACATAACTACCATTTTTATAAATGTGTAAAAAACACCCATCAATAGTATTTGATGTATCACTTCTTAATTGGCAAGTTGAATATATAAAATATTTCCCTGCCACTGTTGGCGTAAATCTTGATGTTGATGAATTATCGTAACAACCATCTGTGTCTAATCTTTCGGTAGTAAATTGAAGTTTAGTTGTTGTTGCATCACTTATATTAGTAGCTGCTCCTACTGCTTCAAAAGCTGGTGTATTAGTAATTAAACTGTAGTCTATTCTTTTAAGTGTACCCGCATCTGACAATAACAATTCATCAGTTGTAGCTGGTGGATCTGTTAAAGCAGTTTCTCCAGAAATAATATCTTGTGCTAATTTTGCATTGGTTATTGTCCCATCCGAAACAGTCCCCAAGTCTAACACATTACCTAATAAGATTATAAAATCTATTACATCACCTGTTGCTAAATTACTAGCAAAAGTTATTGTTGCACCAGAGATAGTAAAAGAACTACCTGGTTTTTGTAAGACACCATTTAAACTAACCATCATGTGATTA